CGCTGCGCGCCTCGTTGATCCAGACGCCCGTCACTTCCAGCGACAGCAGCTTTTTAACGTGATCTGGGCGATCCAGCGCCAGAAACAGCACTTCGATTTCAACTCGGCCCAATGCCGGCTCGTTGAACGCTATGGCATGCGTAATCGGCGCGTCCCACTTCATCCGGCCAAATACGTCCTCCGGAAACCAATCCAGCCACGTTTTAATGGTGGTGGATTTCAGCTCAGGATAGGTATTGCGGATGATTGCCCAGCGCGTGCGGCGCACACCGTCACGGCCCGGCGCCTGCTCACAGCTGCGCATCATGATTTCAGCGCAGCAGCACACGGATTTACCGGAGCCAATCGGCCCCATGATCCCGCGAACCAGATCCGTGCTGTTGTTCATGAACGCCTCGGAATCAGGCCCGCCCGGCTCGAAGCTGGCGAGAACCTGCTCACTCATCCGGGGTACTCCTGCGGCGGCTCATGTTGAGCACTATTGTTTTGCCGTCCTGCTTGTCCTGTTTGTCATCCAAGCTGAACGCCTGGCGCTCGACGGCCACAAGGTTCTTCATCGCAGCCGACAGATCCAGCATTGCCCGCGCCCGAGTCGGCAGGCTAATTGCCTTCATCATCTGATTGCGGCGAGTAGGCGATAGATCGTCCTGCGTTTCACTGTCGATACACTCGGCAATGATTTCGCGGTTGTCTGACGTGTCCTGCAACTCAGCAAACAGCGCTGCGCAGATGGTTCGGCCATTGCGCACATCACGCCGATGGATCTGCACCACCTGCACCGCAGTCTCTGCTGCGGCCTCGACAATTTCCTCATCGGTTCGCGCGTGCGCATTGCGAACCTCGGCGCGTACTAGCTTGCTGCGAACTCTCTCTTGAACCTGCTCGGTAAGGTCTCGCGTCCAGCTACTGGCTTTAGCCCGCTTTCGAATGGCTGCATCGGAAATGTCGTGTTTGCGGCCTATTTCGCGTACTGAAGCGACGCCAGACCGGTATTCGGCCTCAATCGCCTCCCAATCCGTCTGCTTGCCTGCCATACATCACTTATTGCCTGCAGCTTGACGCTCAATCAGGCGATCCAGCTTGTCATTCACTGAACGGAATTCGCTCTTGAAATCGGTGCGCAGCTCTGTCTGAGTCTCTTTCAGGGTCTTAACCTGATCTTCCACCACCGATACCCGGCGATCCAGCGTGGTGGCGTACACCATCATGGACGCAGCGACAGCCAGGCCGCCGAACATATCGCCCAAATTGATCGACTTGTTCAAGCTCCATCCCTGTCTGCTGTTGTTATCGGCCATTTATCAGATCCACCAGTTTGTTGTGAGTCGATGCGCAGTCGTGGTACTGCTCTGCCACATCGATGTGATTGTTAATCAGATCTACCAGCTTCCCGCTACTCGCCATCGGCAGGCTCAGACACTTCGCCGTCAGGCTGGCCGGATAGATCGGCGGCTGAATTGGCGTTAGCGTCGTTCCATGCGCGCAGCCCAGCATCTGACAGGCCGCAATCAGCGTCACCACCATGCACACGCACCACTTGACGGCGGATTTCGCGGAACGTGGCGCGCTGCTTTGTGCGCTCTGCCTCTCTCGATTCGGCTGCCACATGGTTTCTATCATCCTGTTCCTGCGCTTTCTGCACGATTCCGGAGGCTGTGCGCGCCTGTTCGCTATCCCAGGCGGATTGCACTACGCGCTGGCCGCGTACATAACCGTCACGCCACAGCGCAGCACCTGCCAGTACGGCACATAACAGCGCCACACAGTATTTGCTGCGCAGTAGCAGCGACAACAACGCCATCAGCGCCGCGCCCGATCCGGCAGCATCACGCCAATCAGGCCAGACAGCCCCAGCCCGACCGCCACCACAGTGTCGGCCTGATCCGGCGACAGGTGCATGCCAAATGCGGTGGCAATCACCACCAAGCCGCGCCACGTTGACGCCTCGTCCAACTGGCGACGGATATAAGTCACCAAGCGCTTACGCATCACGCCCCCGTCCGCACAATGCGCATGGCCACGTCGTAATTGCCCATTTTGAAAAGCGCCGCCTCGGCCTTACGACGGCGCACCAAACCGGGCAACGCCTTGCCATCGGCCAGCACCCACTTGCCAAACTCTGCCGCTGCGCCGGCCATGTCGCTACGGTTGATCCGCTTGAGCAACGTCGAGCGCGTCAAGGCGCCTTCGCCCAGGTTAAACACGAACGACACCAGCGCATCAAACTGAGCCTGGTTGATTGGCGCCGTCACCAGACCATTAACCGCACGCTCCGCGCCGGCCAGATCCTGCGACAGCATTTCCTGCGCCTGCCCCATCGTGATGCCGTCCGGAAACGACTCGCCAGGCTTAACCAAATGGCCAACGCCAATTGTGTATTTGCCTGCCGGGCAAACGTAGGTGCGCAGATGCACACCTTCCGCAGCTGTAATCAGCTCGCGGCCTTTAACCGATGTACGCATTACGACCCATCCCCGCCCATGTCCGTTACCCTCCGACGCTCCCCGGTGTCACGATCCGGGCGTTTATCGCATTTGCTGCGAATCCCTGCCGCCTGCTCGCCAATCAGGCACGACATATCCATGCGCGGCGGGTCGTTGCCATCGAGTGTCACCGCAATGGCGAAATCGAAGTGCGGACAGCCTCTGCAGATAGACAAATCAGCCCCTGAAAAGAAAAAACCCGGCACAAGGTCGGGTCAATCGCTCAGTCAAACAGCAAGGAGATAAAAGTGGCGCCAGTAAAGGCGCGCAGCCACATCGCGCCGCCGCTTATCCACAGATATTGTGGACAAACAAAAAGCCCGCTGGCGTGAACCGGCGGGCTTTGGGCGGAATTTCGACTATGGTGAATTTATAGCGGAAAATTTCGTGCTGAACAAGGCTGGAAATTGCTTTCCTTTCAACAACCCATTCGGCGCCCAGCCGCCATTTCGGCACGACTGAGAACGGCTGCGCGTTCGATCTGGTTGCTCATAGGGTCTTTTTCAATCATACATCAGCCTGTCAGGCTCAAGATAGGAAAGTACCGGGATTCCACCGGCGCCCACTTCGCTTTAACGCCTGCGTGTCCAAGGCGATAATCATCCCGGTTTTCGGCCACGCCACCGGGCAGGCGCTATGTCAGGCTAAAACCCCAAAGCCTTGGCTTGGCAGATTTTTCCCCGCAACAACAGGCGCTATAAGGAGAACGCCCGCGAGTTTTTATCGATCTGCCGACGATTTATCGTTACGCAACGGTTATTCGCCCTCCATCATCCACCCCATGCGCTCAATCGCCATGCCAAGCCAACGATCCATCTGCTCGTTAACCCGCTTTTTCAGCGTATGCACCGTTGACTGGCTCAGACCAAACCGGCTGGCCAACTCCTTGCCGGTCATCTTCCGGTCTTTGTCCATCACTTGGTATATCTCGCCGCAATACCAGCACACCAGCTCGCCAAGCAGTCCGGGCGGCACCTGATAATTGCCAATGTACGGCCGCAACTCAACCGGCAGAGAGGCGTAGGCGTTGACGCGGTGGATGCGATCCAGCACAGCCAGCAACACCAGTTTTTGCACATCCGGCAGGCGCGCAACCTTGGCCATCGTCATGGCGGCATCGGCGTGGCGCTCCCAGGCGGTTAGTGCCACATCCCGCGCCGTTGTCGCCCGGCCCACTTCCTGCCGCATGCTTTTCAGCAGCGTCGATTCCTGCACGATTGGCCGCGCCATCGTGCGAACCGCCTGCTCCAGTGCCAGCTCAACACCCAAAAAATCACGTGCGCCCATCGAACAGATCCCCCTGCGTCAGATACTCAGTGATGATTCGGCGCGCCTCTGGCCACTCGTAACAGACCTCTGCCCGGTAACCTGCCGCACGCATGGCTGCAATAAATCCGGCCTGCTCGGTCGTCGGCTTATTGCGCCCGGCCTTCATTTCGATCCACAGACCGCACAGCCCACCCTTCGGCACCGGCAAAAACAGATCCGGCACGCCGGCCAGCATCCCGGCAGCCTTGGCTTTCCCCGCCTGCGCCTTGCTCAACTTGACGCCGTTCAGACTGCAGTGCAGCAGCTCGATGCCAGGCAATGCGCGCTTGATTGCCGGCAACCGCGCCCATGCCACCAGCGCGGCCTGGTGCTCGAATTCAGGCTGGCTGCGCGGCATTTTTCCCTGCCTCAATTTGTTCGATCAGCCACTCAAGGCGCTGACCACGCCCCATGCGCACACCCGTTTTTCGCTCCTTAGCCAGCGCCAATTCGGTTTGCTCGTAAACGTATTCCTCGCCCCTCGAAACCATGTCGCGCACAAATTGCACGTTCAGGCCGAGCAAAATGCAGTGGCGCACCAGGCAGCGGCGGTCACGCGACCAGAAATAATGCGCGGCGCTTTCTTGGGCGCGGCGACGGTCGGCGGCGCTGTTCTCGCCGTCTACTCTGCCGATGTAGTCCTGCATTGCCTTGGCGATAACGGCAACGAACAGCCGTATCTCTGGTGCCAGCTTTTCCTCGCCAAGCTCAATCTGCATGTCGATTCGGTCGCCAATATTTCCGCCGTCATCGCGATTCGGAACAAAGCATGCGTCTGCAGGCGCACCAGATACCGCACGAATCAGCGCGACATGAAACTGCTTTGCAACCAAAGAGCCGATACCCTGCGACATACGCCGATAAGCTGGATTAACAGGAGGCGCAGCGGGTTTTTTCGGGCGGCCAGCCTTTTTATTGGCAACATCTGCAACAGCCTGCAGCTCCGGCAGAGAATTAGCGCTCATCATCAGCCTCAATCAAAACGGTTTCGAGCATCTGATTAACGGCCTGCAGCTTCTTTGACTTGTCATCAAGCAACGCCTGCCATCTGTCACGTTCGCTGCGCAAAATCGCCAATATCTGCGGCTTGATGTCGTTATTCAGGTAGTGATCGCGATGGCCGGTTGCATATGCAGTCCAGTTTGATATTCCGGTTGCGTCAGACTTGATCAACCTGTCAAGAGTCTGAATCTCGCGTTTTGCGACCCGGATATGGTCTTGCAGCTTCTCGATAACGGAACTCATTGCGCCACCCTCTCATCATCAACCCCAGGTTCGCGCTCGAAATCGTCGCATGTGTCGCCCGCGTTGACGCTTTGGGCATA